GTTTCATGGCAGTTAATGAAAGATAGTGCTTTTAGTAATAAAGAAAGCACCGCTATAATTGGAACTAAAAAACTCATTTACTATACAGTGTATGGTGAATCTTATATTAAATTATTTGAAAAATCTTTAGAATCACTATTAGAAAAGAAATCTAAAGATTTTGATGTTTTAGTCATTTGTGACTTAGCTACTAAAATTGAAATAAAAAAACTACCAATCTTTAAAAATAAAGACTGTAATGTATTTTTCCATTCAGTAGAAATTCCTGTTGATGGAATTGAAGCATCTATGAATAAAACAAAGATCTTTGATTATGAACATATAGATGATTATTCACATATTTTGTTTTTAGATTGTGATATTATTGCAATAAAAGATGTCTATTCTCTATTTGATAAATTAACTAATAGTGAAAAGTTTTATTGTATTTGTAATCCATCTGTAAATTCTGGTGGATATTTAGGAATGTATCACGGTCTTAACTATAATAAAGAAGAAGTATTCGAAATGGCAGTTAAACAACGCCAAAAACCATTTAATGCTGGTCAATTTGCATTTTTAAATTCATCTCGTATGAGAAGACATTTTTTAAATATCAACTCTTTTATTAATAACTGGAATGGACCATACTTTTTTGAACAAGTGTTTATGAACATTTACTTTTTATATGGCAATTGCTGTGATAATATTCTTTCTAATTTTGTATGTTTAGCAAATGCTTCTGTAAACAATTTAGAAGAGAAACATTCACCCGATGATGTTTTAATTCACTTTATTGCACCTGCGCTTTCTGGTGAAGTTAAACTTGATTACTTAACTCGATATTTCAATGCCCATCAGTCTTAAACACCAAACAATTTTTGTACATATTCCTAAAGTTGCAGGCACAACTATTAATAAAATGTTAGAATGTAAATCCGAAAATGAATATTTTTCATTTGATTGGGTAAGAAACATGAGTAATAAACCAAAATTAACAGGTTTAACTTATGAGGAATTAATGAATATTCTTTATTGTCATCCTCAACATCTTAAAGCTTCTCAATTACAATTAATTTTTCCAAACGAATGGTTAACATTTTATAAATTTGCAGTTGTTCGTAATCCATATGAAAGATTTGTTTCTGAATATGAATACATACAAAAGCATCCTGTTAATAAAGCAATAGATTATAAAGGTGTAGATTTCGAAACATTTGTAAGAATGGTTTATAAGTTACCAAATTTTACTCGTAAACTCATTTTTGATTCTCATTTTGATCTTCAAAAAGATTTTATTGTTAAAGATAATAAAGTTATTGTGGATGAAGTGTTTAGATATGAAAATATTCAAACATGTTTTAAAGTTTTAAAAATTATAACAGGTAATGAAGTTTCACATGAATTAAAATTTAGAGAAAAACCATACCAAGAATATTATAATAATGATTCCAAATATCTCGTAGAGCAAATGACTAAACCTGATTTAAATTATTTTGGTTATAGATTTGAATAAATACTTTTATGAACAAATTTGGTAAATTTGCAGGATTTTCTAATCCGCACTATATTTCAGCATACGACACTACAACTCAAACTATATCTGCAACAGATCAAGAATTTCTTATGAAATTCAACACAACAGATGTAACTAATGGAATTTCAATTGCAGAAGACACAAAAATTACAGTTTCTAAAGACGGTACATACAATATTCAATTTTCTGCACAAGTTATAGAAAGTAATGCATCTGCAACAGATGCTTATGTATGGTTTAAAAAGAATGGTGTTAATATTCCTTATAGCACAACAAAATATACTCTTAAAGGTTCTGCTGAAGCAGCAGTTATTATTCTCAATTTAATTGTAAAATTAAATAAAAATGATTACGTTCAAATTGGATGGAGTAATTCTACAACAACTTCACTACTATATCAAGGTCCATTAACATCTCCTGATCGTCCAGCAATTCCATCCATTATTCTTACTGTTTGGGAAATTTCTTCTTATTAATTATGAGTAATATTTCAAATGAAAAATACGCAACACCTGTTGAAAGTAGAGATCCCGCAGATAATGTCGGATTTTTATTCGGTATGTATGCTGATTATAACAGTGGAACTGCTAATTTTACAAATGTTCAATCATTCTCTGCTAATGGTACATGGGTTAATCCATCTCCTATTACCCCACGTCCAACTATAATTACACTTGTTGGTGCTGGTGGTGGTGGTGGCAGTGGCAACTCTTCAACTGGTGCTTCATCCAAAGGTGGTGGTGGTGGCGGTGCAGGTGGTGCATTAGTCATTTTTAATACATGGACCAACTTGCTGAGTGCAACTGAATCAATTACAGTTGGTGCAGGTGGTACAGGTGGTGCTGCCAGAGGTGGCAATGGCAATGGTAATCCCGGAATAGCAGGTGGTGACACTATTATAACTCTGAGTGGAATCTCGTTGAAAGCTGATGGTGGTGCTTTTGGTGGTGGTGGTGCAGCAGCAGCAGGTGCTGCTGGTGCTGCTGTTGCTAATGGTACAGTATGCTATAACAATGTTGCTAACAGGCTACCAGGTGGTGCAGGATCATCTGGTGCAGCAGTGGCCGCTGCTATTGCAGTTGCTACTTACTTTCAACCAACTGGTGGAGGTGGTGGAGGAGGTGTTAATACAACCAATGCAGTTGTATACAATGCTGCTGCTGGTGGTGGTTATTTTGCTGCTACTACTCTTAATTTAATTGCTGGTGCCCCTATTAATGTAGGTCAAGGTGCAAATGGAAATAATGGTTATTCACGTCTTGGTGTTGGTTCTGGTGCTTCTGGTGGCAACTCATCTAATACTGCTGGTGTTTCAGGAGGTTGGGGGGGAAATGGTGGCTTTCCTGGCGGAGGAGGCGGTGGTGGTGGTTCTTATGGCAATGCCTCTGCTGGTGGTTCTGGCGCTGGCGGAAATGGCGGAAATGGTTATGCTTCAATAATAGTTTTATAATATGAAAAAGATTGCAAAAATAATAAACAATTTCATCTCTAATGTATCCATTGGAGATGAAAATTACTTTTTAAAATCAGACGAAATGCTTTTAGAAAATGCATTAGAAAATGGATTTTTATTTCAAGAAAAACAAATCTTAAAAACTGGTTGCTATATTCTTCCAGAAGATTTTTATCTATCTGATGAAAATTCTGATGAAATTGAATTTAATAAACTTTTATCATTATGTACTCTAGCAATTAGCCAAAATATTTTAACAGAAAATTCACTTATTAAAATAAAAGATCTCTCTGGAAATATTCATGAAATTTCAATTAAGAGATTTTTTGAAATTATGGTTCAATACGGACTACATTGTTATACAAATCGTAATTATTAATAAATACTATACTATTATGGCGCGTGACTTTTTAGAAAAATTAGGAATTGGTAATTTGCTTAGTATATTAAGCATTATATTTGCAGCAGGACTCTTTTATGGAAAAATTAACTCTACTGTTGATGAATTTAAAACTATTAGAACAAATGATTTAATAAGAATAGAAAAATTAGAAACTGGACATGAAATTTTAAAAAGTAGAGTATCTGAAATTGAAAAAAATAACGTAGAAGTTAAAGTTGATTTAAATTATATAAAACTAGGAATTGAAGAGATTAAACGCACTCTTAATAGTAAAAGTATTTCTGGTAAGTAGATTATATGAAAAACGTATTTAAATATATTATGAATCGTGCCAAAGAACGCAGTACCTATATAGGTTTGTTTTCTGTTCTTGGTGCATTTGGTGCAGGAATTAACCCTGATATGGCAGAAGCTATTATTGGTGCAGGTGTGGGACTATCTGGCTTAGTGTCAGTTCTTGTTCCTGATCGTAAATTACCAGAAGTTAAGGAAATTAAAAAATAATTATGCCACTTAAAAAAGGATATTCACAAAAAACTATTTCAGGTAACATTCGTAAAGAAATTAAATCTGGTCGTCCACAAAAACAAGCTGTTGCTATTGCACTTTCTGTTGCTAAAAAAGCAGAAAAAGCTAGCAAATCTAAAAAGAAGTAATAAGTATTTTTGCTGCTAACAACTAGTAGTGCGTAATCATTATAGTAAAAAAACCCACTAAGAAATTAGTGGGTTTTTTGTTTTTATTAATAAATATTATAGTGGATAAAGAAACTAAAACTATAAATGAACTTAAAGAAGAATTAGAAAAATTAAATACAAAAAAGGAATTTGTTATTAAGGCACTCAAAATGATTGATAATCAACGATCTACACTTCATATGAGAATTTGTACTCATAAAGATTATTAACCTTCTTTAATTACAGTTAACATTAAATGTAAATTATATTTGGTATTGTAATTTTTATAATCAATAAAAATAGTTCCTGCAATATCAACAGAATCTTCTAATATATGTTCTTCGTTTTTATCACTACAAAAGTAGTCACTTTTAACGAATAATATATTTTTACTTTTAATTGCTTTGGCAATTAGACTTTCATATCTTATACAGTCTTGATATAGTACTTTAGAAAGTGCTTTAGAGTCTAAATTGTTATGATCTAGGAATTGATTTATTATGTCTTTTAATGTTTTCCAACCCGCTTCGCATAACAATATATCGTAAATGCTGGGGTTGTCAATATTTTTTTTAACAATTACATCTTTCAAATGAAACGAATCTGAAAAATGTCTTTTTCTTGGTGAAGGAAACGCTTTTCTAGAAACTATACATTCGTTATAATAGTCTATTAACTTCTTGCAAGATGTACAAACACCTTCTACACTTAGAGATGGAAAAGGTGTCTTACAATGAACGCATGGTGTGTGGTAAATCATATACGGTGATAGGTTTCTTTTGCGTTCTTATAGGCCATTTCAGCGTCTTCTAATGTGTTGAAGGTTCCTAGATAGATACGCTTAGAATTGGCTGTAATAACAGCTTTAAATTTATCTCCTTTTGTTTTAGAAACACCACGACAACCTGTTTTATTAGTCTTGGAACAATAGTTTACATTCCAGAGATTTTGTGCTACTGTTACGATTCTTAAATTAGAGCGACGATTATCAAGTTTATCGCCATTGATATGATCAACAACATATCTTACATTGCCACCGTGCATTCCCATTAAGAAACGATGTAAAAGAACTGAACGCTGTTTAGTTTTACGATACTTTTCGTTTTTAATAATTTCACCTTTTATAGTTTCATTACGGCAAACGTAACCATCATTAGAACGAACATACCATTTCTTTTTGCTTAGTGATTCGTAGTCTTCTGGAGAGACTTTAGTAAAAAGTCCATTTCCAACATTTATTAATTCATAATTTTCATTTTCATTCATATCTTTTATTATTTGAAATCCTTCTTCAATGATAAAATCATCTTCATCATCAAAAGAAAGAGAGTCTGGAATGCTTTTTGCAATCCATTGGTTTAAAGTGTCATCAGCAGAGTTTAGTAGTTCTTGTTGCATAATAATACTTACTCTTTTTTACACTTTTTTCTAAATTTCTAATCTTCGTTGTTTAGTGGTGGAAGATCTTCTAAGTTTTTTGCCAAATAGATCTGTTCAAGAATAACTTCTACAGCAATTTTACCAACTTCATCTTTTATCTGTTCATGAATAAACAACTCATTTTTTGGTGATACTCCTATAATGATATAAGAGTCTAAAAATTCTGATAATACATTTTTCATTGCAGTCTCTAAGTTGCTTTTCTTTTTATTAGCCATAAAAATACTTAATAGAAAGAGTATTAAAGGGTCTTTTTTTAATTTGGGGTAAACATGATAATATAAGAACATTTAATACATATAATAGCCTGCGGCGCGTATTGGAATAAAACTGGCTCCGCCTCGCTGAAGCTCGTTGGGTTCAATAAATTAGCAAGTTTACCCCAAATAGTTGTAACACGTTAATAATCAACATTTTAATGTTTTTATTAAAAAAGTTTATTATTTAATAAAAGTTGAAACGGCCCCCAAATAAAAGTTGAAGTTTACCCCAAATGTATATTAGATCAAGTTTACCCCAAAAAACACTAAAAACAGCTTGAAAACTTCATTTTCTTATGTTATATTAGTAAGTATTATAAAGCAAACATATTATTGGAGCACATCGAAGCGAAAGCGATGCCAGTAAAAAGGGTAGGATAGAGTATTCCTAGGTTTAGACTAATTAATTAGTTTCCCTTATGGTCATGTTTCACCCCCGATTCCTTAAAAAGAGTCGGGGGTATTTTTTTTTATGATTTTTCTTGAAATCATTATAGAGAAATAGTAAATTTAGAGTAAGTATAATTATACACTCTTTCGCAAAACTGTGTATGACCATTATAAAAATAAACCTTAACAATGTCTAAACGATATATTCAAAAACAACTATACACTTTCGATTTCCAGATAAAAACTGGAAACCAACTATTAAACGATAAAATTAAAATCGTTTTAGGCTACTTGATTTACAAGACACACTTTTTCTTTAAAAAACTAGAAGAAACTAATCATCTCTCAAATGATCCTTACACTCCACTATCAAGTAATAAATTAATAAAATTATGTGGTAAAAGAGATAACTATATAGCAGTTTTAAAATATCTTGAAGAAAATGAAATTATTAGCTGGTATAAAAGTGGACATGGTGATGCTAAAAATGGTTCTTATTACAGTGGAAATGCAAACTCTGCACATAAAGGCACACTTTCTAAAGATCCATACTGCCGTAAATGTCGTTTAACAAACGTTTTTTGGAATGCAGTAAAGAATAATAACGTTAAATTAATTAATGTAAAAGTTCCAAACAATGATTTAACAGAAGATTCTATGTTTGATTTAAACCAATACGACTTGAAAAGAGTTAATAACGAATTTAATTGGGAAGAATATTATCAGAGTAAAAAAACTAGAGAAGAATTTGATAAAAACCTACAAAAATTACAACAAGATATGGAAAACAATACAAAAAACAACGAAAAAGTAGAAAATGATGATTTAGACATTGAAAGTTTACTAGGAGATTTAGTAGTATCATCAGAACAAATTGCTGAAAAATTATCAAGTGATTCAGAAATAGATGATCTTTTTAGTGAATTAGAAGATATGAAGGTAGAAGCATCCAAACAAGGTTTTGGCGATTTTATAGTAATAGGATAACATGAACCAAGAAGAACGCAAGATTTATAATAAAATTTATTACCAAAAAAATAAAGATCGTATTCTCTTAAATGAGAAAGAATATCGTTTAAAATATCCAGAAAAGAAAAAACTTAAAGATTATAATTGGTGGCATAACGTTCGTGACAAAGAAAAGAAATCTAAAATTAATCTTTATGGAGCAAATCGTAGAAGTCGAATAAATGGTAGAAATCCATCTAAAGACGGAACTATATTAACAATGTATGAAACAGCCGAAAGACTTTCTAAATGCCTTGGAATTCCTTTTCATGTAGATCATTTAGTTCCACTCAGTAAAGGTGGAGAACATAATAAAAACAACTTGCTTCCTGTGCCAAAGAGTGTTAATCTCAAAAAGAAAGACAAAATAGACTTCTCGCACCCTTATTATTCACATTTAAATTTGACAACATCACTTTCCTCTCTACAATAAAACATGCATAACATTCGACAAATTACATTCTTTATTCTTTGGATTATCTTCTCAAGTATCGTATTGCTTCATACATATTGTACAGTTTTTAGCAAACATTGCTATGTTACTGTTAATGTTGATGGAAAAGTGCATACATTATATAGAGCTGAACATTTTTTAGGAAATGATAGATATTCAGGATCAATAATTACAGATAAAAACAGACTCACATTATCAGAAATGGATCTTTACTTTTTTGAACCAACAAGATATACGGAATATTCTAAAGCAGAAGCATCTTCAGATGGAATTTTTAAACTTGATGAATTGCGTCGTAGATTTAAGTTGGAAGATGTGAGAATACCACTTAATCCAGTTAAACTTTTCTCAACATACATGATTCCAGTTTCTATTATTTTTGTTTCAATTCTCGCTTTATTATCATTATTTCCAATGCCAGAAGGATTTTTCGAATCTCCGTTTGTAAAAGCTTTGTGGTGGGGTCCAATGTTGATTTTTCCTCTTATTCTTTATATTCTTTTTGCTATTCCAGCAAAAATCATTGCTAATTGCCCAAAATATTTTGGAACTTAAATTTATCTCATTTTCATTTATTCACTATTAAATAGTTAAATTATGAATAAAGAACAAATTATAGCAATTCAAAAGAAAATAGGAGAGACTCCTGATGGTTTCTGGGGGCCAAAATCTATTAAAGCAGTTCAAAAGTATCTCACTTCTCTTATGCCAAATCCGAATCCTTGGCCGAAAAGTGACTCTAAAAGTTTAACTTCTTTTTACGGAAAGCCAGGAGATGAAAGTAATCTTGTAACAGTAGAGTTTCCATTTCAAACATTTTATGAAGGAAAGAAAGTTTCTAAGTTTCGTTGTCATCGTAAATGCTGGGAAAGCTTAACAAAAGTATTAAGCAATATAAACCAAAAATACGGCCATAAACGCGAAATAATGGAGGAAGCAGAGGATTATGGCGGAGTATTCAACTATCGCCCTAAACGTGGCGGAAACAGCCTTTCCTTGCATTCTTGGGGCATTGCAATTGATCTTGACGCAGATGATAACTCATTTAAAGATTCTTGGCCTATTAATTCTGATATGCCATTAGAAATTATGGAAGAATTTTCTAAAGAAGGTTGGCTTTCTGCTGGTGCATTTTGGGGATATGACGCAATGCATTTTCAAGCGGCAAGATCTTGACAAAGCTTTTTTCTGTGGTAATATAAAGCATGACCTACGAAACAAGAAAACGACTAAACAATGTTTTAAAAGAAGTACTTTTTCAGGTAAAAGATAAAGGAAAAAAGGAAGAAATTAAAAAAGAGTTTACAGAACTCCTTTTAATTGTTGAAAAGAAGACTGCAAAGTATAAGTAGTATATGTTGTCTGGAGTATAGTAGCTTAAGACCGATTGCATATATAGAAACCCCTTTCCAGAGTTGGAAAGGGGTTTTTTATTATAAATATAATTATGAAAACAATTATATTAATAATGGGATTATCTGGTAACGGTAAAACTACTTTTTATAATAATATAAAAGACGATTTAAAAGATCATTTATATTTAAATGCTGATGCAGTTAGAGAAGAATATAATGATTGGGACTTTTCTATTAGCGGACGTTTAAGACAAGCAGAAAGAATGAAAAGACTTTCAGATGAAACAGAAAAATCCTTAGTAATTATAGATATGATTTGTCCATTAAAAGAAATGAGAAGAATTATAAAGCCAAATATTATATGGTTTATAAATCGAAAAGACTGTTCTCAATACAAAGATACAGACAGTTTATTTGAAACTCCTCTCTCCAGTGAATGTGACATTCTTTATGAAGTAAAAGCATTTTCTGAGTCTGGAAGAGGCTTTTATATTAAAAAAAGAAATTTCTCGTATAAATACTGTTATGAAAAAGACAACTCACACTGAGCCTTTAGAAAAAGAACCAGAAATTCTTCCAGAAGAAACTTTAACTATAGAAGAAGAAATGTTTGCAAACTCCATTGCAGGCGGAGATTCGTATAAAAATTCCTTTTTATATGCATATCCAAATCGTAAACATTGGAATAATAATACTGTTTATAAAGAATCATCTTTATTAGCAAACTCTCCAAGAATATCCAAGCGAATAGAAATATTAAAAAGTGAAATGGCAAAAGAATATTTCTTATCATTTCAAGCAAAACGTGCATTAATTCGTTCTAAAATTGAAGATCCTTCTGTTTCAGAAAAAGATCGTATTAAATATTTAGAATTAGATGCTAAACTTGCTGGTGATTATGCACCTACAAAAGTAGAGAATAGTGGTGCAATGAATTTAAATCATTCAGTAGATCATACAATCTCTGAAGCACTTGATTCTTTATTCAATTAAACATGAGTGTTTCTAGTAATAAAATTATTGAAAAGTTAAAAGATAAACTTTGGAGAATGGAGAATTTATATTTAATTCTTCCAGAAGACTCTAACGAACCAACTCCATTAACTCTTCGTGATGAACAACGCTCATATCTTACTCAAGGACATAATAAATTGTTTATTCCTAAAGCTCGTAAGCTAGGAATTTCTACTGTTATTGTTTTAGATTTCTTAGATCATTGTATCTTTAATAAAAATGCTTATGTTGGTCATCTTGACTTAAAAGAAAAAGATTGTGCTAAAAAGCTTGGAATTGCAATGTTTGCATGGAAAAATGGAATAAAACATCCAAATCCTGTAATTGCTGCAATTTGGCGTGGAGTTCATGAGAAAATTAAACTAATTGGTGAAAGTAAAAGCCGATTAGAATGGAGTAATGGAAGTGTTCAAGAAGCAAGTCAAAGTTTTACGGGAACAACTCCTGGTAGATTACACTTGTCAGAATTTGCTGTTCTTGCAGACGAAGATCAAAATCGTGCAGAACGTATTATTCAAGGTTCTCTTAATGCTGTACCTAAAAATGGACTTATAGTCATAGAGACAACAATGCGTAAACCTTCTGGAAGTGCATATAAACTATTTAAACTTGCAATGAGTAAAGTTGGTCAACAATTATCTCCTCTTGATTGGAATTTCTTATTCTTTCCTTGGTATAAGCATCCTTCTTACAAAACAACTGAAATAGAAGACATTACAGAAAGCACACTTTATTATGCAAAAGAATTAAATGACAAATACGGAATAGTTTTAAGTAGAGAACAATTAGCTTGGTATGATTATAAAAGTCGTGAACAAGGTCGTTTTATGAAAAATGAATTTCCATCTGTTCCTGAAGAATGTGTTCAAACACAAGCACATGGCGCAATTTATCCTGAATTAGCATCATTACGAATGAAAGGACGTGTAACAAAGCTTGAATTTGATAAACAATATCCAATTTATGTTTCTGCTGACCTTGGCGTAAGTGACCGAACAGCACTTTGGATTGTTCAATTTTCTGGTCGTGATATTCTTTGGCATCGTTTTTATATGAGTGGACACTTATCAGCCGCTCAAACAGCAAGTAAAATTCTTAAATGGGAAAGTGAATTAGGAATAACTTTTCATAAAATACTTGTTCCACATGATGCTAATAAAAGAGATGGCGGAAGTGGTAAAACATATCTATCACAAATGATTGATGCTGGATTAAGTTCAAGCAGAGTTATAGTAATTAATAGAACTTCTAATGTTTGGGATGGTATTAACTGGCTTCGTGATAATATGAATAGAATGTTTTTTGATGTTAGCACAGATCGTCCTGTTATAAATGTTCTTGGAGAAGAAGAAATGAGTGGAATGAGTTGTCTTGAAGCATATCGCACAAAACCAACTGATCCAAGTTCTATTTTTCACGGTTCTGATGGTAATTCTGATGGTGCTGATTCTGCAAGAACATTTGCTCAAGCATGTTTAAACCAGATTATTTCTAATAAAGATTCTGTAACACATTCTATTGACATGCGTAGAAGACCAACAACACAAAGCGGAGATTTTAGATTTTAATTATGGGAATAATATATGACGCAATAAAATTAATAGACCAATATAGTGATTTTGATGACGAAATCATTCAATGTTTAATTTCAGAGAGTGGATATATGTATAAATCTCCAAAACTATTCGTAATAGCAAATTACGATTCTGAAAAAGAAGATTTATTAGTTCATTTTGTTGTTGGAGACTTAAAAGAATTATTAAATTTAATTAAGTTATCTCCAAAAACTATTTCATTTGAGAAGAATAAAAAGACTAAAACCTATCTTTACGAAACATTTATACGTAAAGCATGTAAAGATTTATAAATACATTTATGTACGATTTTTATTTAGAAACACCCGCACAATTAAGTCATCTTGACTATAGAAAACCTTTGTTAAATAAAGGTGCTCAAAAACCAAAACCACCACCTCCTGTAGTAGCACCTTATCGTGCTTCTGAAAATGATAATAGCAACCAAGCAAGCATGATTGCTGGTAGACGCAAAGGATTGCGTGCAACTATTCTTGGAATGCCTACTGGTGCTGGAACTGCTCCTGATGCAAGTAATTTAATAGGTAAAAGTTCTGCTCTTGGTGCAAATTCAACTGCTCTTGGTTCTGCTCCAGTAAATACAACTGCTCAAGCAGCAATGAATAATATGACTTCATCTGCTCCAACTGTAGCGTCATTAGTTAATAGAAAAAGATAATTATGATTAATACAAACGAAGCATTAGCCACAGAAAAGATAAGAGAGTATAATCGCCTTGAAGGTGATCGTGCTTCTCTTGCTATTGAATGGCAAAACATAGCAGAATATTGCGCTCCACACAAGGCAAATATTACTCGCAAAACAACAAAGCCGTCTGAATATGAAAGTCGTCTTTTTGATACAACTGCAATAGATTCACTTCTTGTTGCTGCTGCTGGTTTTATGAGTTATACAACTCCTAAAAATCAAACTTGGTTTGCTTATAAACCAACTAGAGGATTAGAAAAAAATACTAGAGTTCGTAAATGGCTTGGTGAATGTTCGCAATTAACTTACGAATATCTTGCTAATTCTAACTTTTATACAGAACGTCACGAAAGTATTATTGATAAACTTGCATTTGGAACATCTGCACTTTATTCAGCATTAGATGATAAAGATCGTCTTTATTTTGAAAATATTGAAGTTGGTTCTTATGTAATCAAAGAAAATGTTTTTGGTTACATTGATACTTTTATTAGAAAAATAAAATGGAGTGTTTCTAAAGCAGTAAACATGTTTGGATTTGAAAACTTATCCAAAGAAATGCAAGATCTTTATAAAAACGGAAACGGTGATAAAGAATATGAATTTTTACATGTTGTTGAACCTCGCGATGATCGTCTCATTTCTGCAAATCTTATTAAAGCTGCAAAGGAAAAACCATTTGCATCTTATTATGTTTGCATGACATCTAAAAAGATTCTTAAAGAAAGTGGATTTGATACATTTCCGTTTCATGTAGGTCGCTGGTTACGTTGGGGTGGACAATATAAATATTGGGGTTATGGTCCTGGTTTTTCTGTTCTTCCAGAAGCACGTCAATTAAATTATTATCAGAAAATGATGGACATTTATGCGGGTAAAATAGTTTTCCCTCCTCTTCTTGTTCCAAATACTTTTGAAGGTTCTCTTGACACATCTATGAAAGGTATCAATTATTATGGTGCTGAAATGGGTCCAGATAGTATTCGTCCTCTTCCTATTCAAGGTGATCTTAATGCAGGATTAAATCGTATTGAATTTCGTAAGAAAGCAATCGAAAGTAAATTCTTTACTGATCTTTGGCAAATGCTTTCTTCCCGTGATCGTCAAAAAACTGCAACAGAAGTTATTGAACTTGTTAATGAAAAACTTGATGCAATTTCTCCTGCATTTGATCGTGACAGCACAGAAGTTATTGAACCAATGCTTCAAAGACTGTTTACAGTTCTTGGTACTGCTGGTATGCTTCCTGCTCCTCCAGAAGAAGCTATTTCATCTGTAGAAGGTAACATGGCAGAAGTTCCTAATCCTGCTGTTTCTTTCTCTGGTAAACTTGCACTTGCTTATAATCAATTGAAAAATACTCAAGCTGATAAACAATTGCAACGTCTTGCAGCAATCGCACAATTAAATCCATCTGTTATGGATGTTTGGAATTTTGATGCATGGGCAAAAGATACAAGTCTTAATGCTAATGTTTCTCCTGAATATATTCGTGATGATGAAGAAGTTCAAATGATGCGTGAACAAAGAGCACAACAACAGCAAATGGCACAACAAGCTCAAATGATGAGTGAAGCTGCAAAAGCTGTTGGTCCAGAAGCAACAAAAGAATTTGTTGAAAGCATGATGTAAAAAAATTCACAAAAATGTGATCGGTTGCATAAGTATAATTATGCAACCGATTTTTTTTATATGTGCTCCTAAACCCCTTAATTCTTCTCTTAAAAGTGATAAAAACTCTGAAGAAGAACTTTTAAAGCTACTTTTAACAGTCTAATTAGCTTTTATAAAGATTAAACAATAAATACTATTATGGATATTTCCCACTTATTCAAACCTCTTGAACCAAAAGAAAGAGACAAACTAGAAGATGCTATAATTTCATTAAGCACAAACGATAATTTTATTCTCTTTTTAAGAGACTTATTTGAAAAAAGCAATCCTTTATCACCATCATTTCTTGATCGCTCTAATAATGATCCTTGCACTGCTGCTAAAAAAGATGGTGAAAAAAATGCAAGCAGATTTTTATTAAACGTTATTATTAATAAAAATAAACCAAAGAAACGTAAAAAACGAGTTCAAAAAACAGATTCTACTCTTCAAAATATGATGAAAGATGAAGAAGATTTTATAGCAATGCAAAAATTTTATGAAAAATAAAAAAACATTAGAACAATTAGTTAACGAACCTTATTGCGAACCAAAACAAGACTTTAAACTTGGTGATCTTACACCATCTTATATTGATTGGTTTTATAATAATCGTTCACGCGAAGAATTTTATCGCAAATATAGTGGCAGACGCTATCGAATAGAAAAGAAATATTTCGAGAAATTATAAAATAAAGATAAATACAATTATGGAACAAACCGAAAACGCCTCCAACGGAGATAACGTACAAAATACAAATACTGGATCAGTTCTTGGATCAGTAAATGTAGAAACAAAAGCACAAGAACAAAATACTACAACACCAATTAATCAAACTCCTGCAACTACATTTAATGAATTGCTTGGTAATGATGGTAAATTTGTAGATGGTTGGACAAGTAGATTGCCAGAAAATCTAACAGATTATGGTAAAACTCTTTCTAAATTTAAATCACCTATTGAATTAATGACATCTTATGCAAATCTTGAAAAGGAATTTAGCAAGAAAAGTAATGTTGTCAAGCTTCCAAGTGAAGAAGCAAGTGAAGAAGATTGGAATGCTTATAAAAAAGCAATTGGTGCTGAATACAAACCAGAAGATTATGGATTAAATCGTCCAGAAGATATTTCAGAAGATGTTTGGAATGGAAATGTTGCTAAACAAGCAAGTGAAATTGCAGCAAAATACGGCATTCCTAAAAAAGCACTTCATGAATTTGTTGACATTTATAACGGAAGCCTCACTGATTTTGTTTCTCGCGGTGAAGAAATGCAAAAACAACAGTTTGAAAATGTTATGGGAAGTCTTAAAAAAGAATGGGGTGTTAATACAACAAACAATCTTCAAAAAGCAAACCGTGCTGCTGTTGCACTTGGTCTTGATCCAAATGACGCATCTATTGGAAACAATGCAAACATTATTAAAGCATTAACCAAAGTTGATGAACTTCTTGGAGAAGATAAAACAAAAGTTACTGGAACAACTAATTCTAATAATACATACGATGAACTTTATAAGAAAATTATGAACAGTGATGAGTATAAAGGTAAATTTGGAATTGAAAAACAAATGGATGCTCAAAGTAAACTTAAAGATATTTTCAATGCAATGAGAAAATAAAATAAAAGTTTATTTTTTAAATTAAAAAACGATTCAGAAATGAATCGTTTTTTTGTTTATATACGAAAAAATAAAAAATACAATAAATATATTTGTATCCTATTATGACCCGTTTGGGTAATCATAATATTTTAATGTTAAAAAAGCCGGAAACGGGAACTTTAGAGACTTAATGGAAATAAAAAATAAATTATATCCTGCACGGATTTCTAGTGCGAAACAATTCTTTAAAAATCCCGACCACGGATCTTAGTGGTAAAAACTATATAACAAAAAAATATGTCATTAACTATTGACCAATTCTATCCAATTCAATACCAAACAGGTGTTGATCTTGCTCTTCAACAGCTTGATTCCCGTCTTCAAAGTGCAGTTTCTCGCGCCGACTTTATCGGTAAGAAAAAGGCATTTAACCTCATGAATAGCCGTGCTGCTACTCTTATCTCGTCACGTAAACAGTCTACTCCAAACAATGATACATCTATGGACAAGTACTGGCTTACACAAAACCCATATGAAATTACTGAAACATTTGATGAAAACGATGAATTCTTCCTTTCACAAATCTCTCTTCCAACTTCTGAAGTTGTAATGAACTTTGCTTCAAGCTTTAATCGTACAATGGACTCTACTGTAATCGGTGCTCTTTCTGGTACTCGTTATATTGGTGAAGATGGTACTACTTCTGATGTTCTTCCTGATACACAAAAAATCGCAATCAACTATGTTGAAAGTGGTTCTGCTGTAAACAGTGGTCTTACAATCGGTAAACTTCGTCAAGCTTCTTATGTTCTTGACAGTTCAAATGTTCCTATGGACGAGCGTTATATTGTGATTGGCCCTGCTCAAAAACGTGACTTGCTTCGTGCTGGTGAAGTTGGTGATGCAGATTACAACACTGTTCGTGCTCTTGTAAATGCAGAAATTGATACCTTCATGGGCTTCAAATTCGTTCACACAACTCTTATCCCTGCTGGTGTTGGTACACAACCTGTGTATGCATTCCACAAATCAGGTGTTAAACTCTCTGTTGGTAAGCGTGCTTCTTACATGGATATTCGCCCTGATCTTCGTCACTCTCTCACAGTTCGTTCCGTAATGGACATTGGTGCTGTAAGAACAGAAAACGAAAAAGTGGTACAAATCGCTTGCGCTATCTAATCTGATCTAAAAAAGGGGTTGGAAATTCCAGCCCCTTTTTTTATAATTTAACAACTAAAATTTATGCCTCAATATTCAAACGAAATAGTATTTGGTAAAGCTGAACCGGGAGCAGGTAATTATGAAGCAGTTTATTCTGTATCATTTGCATCAGCTTTTCCAGATGGTGATACAACTGCTAATCAAGGTTTAAGTGCAATTAAATTGCTCCAGCGTTTTGCTGATGTAATTGCGCTTTCAGGTGCTACAAATAGTGCTGCAATTTCTGCTGCTGTCAATGGACTTGATGGCCTCGGTTATGCAACTAACTCTTAATCTCCTTTAAAACTAATCTAAAAAAGACTCACTAGAAATGGTGAGTCTTTTTTTATTGATTATTTTTATAAATACATAAGTATCTTTATGACAAAAACGCAAATAGCAAATTTAGCAATAAGCCATATAGGAGGAAGATTACTCACAGACGTTGACTCTGACTCTACACAAGAAGCAATTATTATTAGAGCATGGTTTGATGCAGCGCGTGATGAATTTCTTCGCTCATATCCATGGAACTTTTCAACAAAACGTAGTAGACTTACAACAACTGTTGATAATGTTTCAGGTGTAACAAACGTTGGTGGATTATTTAATATTCAAACAACAACAGTTCATTCACTCTCAACAAATGATCGTGTTTCAGTAGAAAATGCAGATGGAAACACTTCAGTTAATGGCAAATGGTATATTACTGTAAGCGATAATCGTAATTTCCAATTACAAGATTCTCAATATAGTATTGGATATTCTGGTGGCGCACAATGGTCACAAGCACCAACAAGTGAGTTTGATTATATGTATAGTGTTCCATCTGATTTTGAAAGAATAATTTATGTAGAACATGTAGAAGAACCATTTGTATTAGAAAGAGGTAAAATTTTATGTAATATAGATAAACCTATTATAAAATATGTAGCAAGTAATTCAGATTATAGTTCATGGCCTCAAGATGCAATTAATGCACTTTCTTATCTTTTAGGTTCTTATATTGCACAAAGTATTAATGGACCTGCGGGAGACAATCTTAAATTAAGAGATGTTTATGAAAAAATCGCATTACCACAAGCTAAATTCCGTGACGCAAAAGAAATGCGTGAGAAAGTAATTGATCGTGACCAATACAGCGAAGTAGTTCAAAGTAGAACTGTTAACTGGACTAGTTTCTAATATATAATTTTATGCCAGATTTACACACTTTTGTTAATCAAATGAATGGTGGAGAAATGTCTCCACAAATGGACGGACGTGTTGATATTGAAAAATATCAAACAGGTGCGCGTGTTCTTGAAAATTTTATTGTTCGTCCTTATGGGGGAATTTATAAAAGACCAGGAACAGATTATATCAATATGACTCACGCAAGTAATATTGCACGTTTATTACCTTTTGAATCTACTGAAGGTTCATATCAATTAGAATTTGGTCCTGCTGATGTTGACTTTCCTGAACCTGATGATATAGGAAATCTTAGAATTTGGAATACTTATGATCCTAATACTGGAAAACCTTATCTTGTAAGTTATGATTTATTAACAGATGTCTCTCATCCAACAAGAACTATTGATGATTATTATAATACATGGGCATCATATGATGATACTACAGGAACTTCTCTTACTGCTGGTTGGACTTCTGGAGTTAATTTTTTAAGTGGTCAAGGTATTTTCTTTAATGATAACCTTTTTATTGCAACAACAAATCATACATCAGAATTATCAACTGCACCAGCAAGTGGAAGTGATTGGAGTGATTATTGGAGCGAATTTTCATACGAAGCAGGCGATATAGTTTATTGGAATCTTGAAGGCGGTATACAAAAAGGTTATAAAGCACTTCAATCTACATCACAATTTTTATCATCAGAATCGCTTATGATGGCAAATACTGCAATTTGGGAAAATCTTTTAGAATTCCCATTTGTTAATTTTAGTACACCTTATAAATATAGTGATGATTTAAATAAAATACAAATTTGCGCTATAAATGACGTTGTATTTTTTGCACATCCTGATTATCCACCTAAAAAGTTAACTAGAATAACAAATACTAAATGGACTTTTGAAGATGTTGAATGGGATTTTGCACCAACTCTTGATGTAAACGACACTACAAATATTTTACAATTACAATTTGACGAACCGTATTGGACAGATAATAATCAATATTATATCGGAAATCGTGTTACAGTTTTAGATTCTTTATCTAATACATTCATTTATACATGTAATACTACTCACGTTTCTAATTCTGCTAGTAATAATACAGGAATACCAGGAAGAGCAACTAATTGGAGAAATTATTGGAATTACGGAACATCAAAATCCAAATATAAAGAATGGGCTGAAAATATTTCTTATAAAGTTGGTACAGAAGTAACTTATCAGAATGTGATATATCGTTGTATTAAAGATCATGTATCACTTAAAACTATTGTAGGTGGTGGTCTTACTCTTGGAGGAGATACTGAACCTACTAGAGGTAAAAAATGGACATCTTTTTGGAAAAAACCAACATCAGCAACTAATATTAGAAATGTAAAAACTATACTAAATTCAAGTGAAGATTTTTTCACATCTTCTTCTGTAGGTGAAACATTTCAATTAAATATTACTCCTGAAAAATATTATTTAAAATTAGGTTTAGCTGGAACTGCTAATACTGAAATAAAATTATCTGAATCAGATTATCTTTTTGTTCAAGGTTCATATCTTGTTCTTTCAAATTGGTTTGTTAGAGAAGCACCAAAAGGAATGTATGTTCTTGAAGAAAGTTTAGATAGAGAAACATGGACTGTTGCACAACAATGGTTAATTGATTCTGTATCAGATTCTAATATAAATTATACAGGAGAAGCGCCAAGTACAGGTGCATGGTATAGATTTACAGGAACACGTTATACTACTAATGATACATTATTTCGATTAACGTTAGAACCTCTTGATTTTACTTTAAAATTACCTTTTAAAGTAACATCTGTAGAAAATTCAAAAACAGCAAAAGGAGTAATAAAACTTTTTAATGATCAAATGCTTCCTGCTGCAATAATTGGAAAAGAAACTGCTTCTTATAATAGAGCAGCATTTTCTGAAAGAACTGGTTATCCATCTACTGTTGCATTCCATGAAAATCGTTTATGGTGGGCTGGAGTAAAAACACAACCAGGACGTATTTGGGGAAGTCAAAAAGATGATTATTATATCTATCTTATTGGAACAAAAGCAACTGATGCACTTGATATTACTCTTCAAAGTACAAATACTAGTCGTATTCTTTGGCTTAAATCTTATAATAAATCACTTGTAGCAGCTACGGGACTAGAAATATTTACAGTTGACGCTGGTGAAGGCGATGCTCAAATCTCTTCAACTAATATTCGTGCAAGAGCGCGTGCATCAATTGGTGCATGTAATATTCCCGGAGTTGCGACAGCGGATTCTTTATTATATTTCCAAAACGGTAAACGTAAACTTCGTGAATTATCATATAACTTTTCACGCGATGCGTGGGATACACCTGATATGACAATTTATGCAGAACATTTAGCTGAATTAGAAGGATTTACTGAAATTTCTTATATGAATGCTCCTGAACCTGTTTTATGGTGTATTACTTGGGATGGAAGTCTTGTTGGATTTTCATACGATAGAGCACAAAATATTACAGCATGGCATCGTCATATTACTGGTGATCGTAATGCATATTATAATAGAACTCCTGAAGGTACTTTTAGATCTGTATCTGTTGTAAATGGTATAGGTAATAAAGCTGATGAAGTATGGTTTGTTTGTGGTAGAAGTAATGGATATACTATTGAAAGATTTAATCCTGGAATGTTTAATTTCATTTATGGTGATTCAACAGTTGCACAACTTAATGATTTTTGGAGATTTTCTGATTGTGCAGTAACATTAACTGAGCGTAGCGTATTAGAAAATCCTAATAGAACATATTATTATGCTAGTAATTATTATCCAAGTTATATTTTAAAAGACATTCCTACTAGTGGTAAAAAAGTTTATAATTTTACAGATTCATTATCATCTGGAGTTGTTAACTCTGGAGTTGCACAATTAAGTTCTGCTTATGGTCTTGTGTTTAACGGCACTATACCTAATATAGTTCCCGGTATACTTGGTGAATTTCGTCCAACATTAGGAATTCCAGTTTTCTCTGTTTATGTTCCTAATCGTTTTGAAGTTCAATTACAAAATGGAACTTCACAAGGTCGTAAATTTAGTATTAATCGTATGGCATTTCGTAACTGGAAAAGCGATGGTGGTAAATTCAATGTTTATAACAGTTTTCAAACATCTTTAGTAGATGGCGTAACTGCATTAGAAATGAAACCATCACCAAATGATTCTTATACAAATATTAATTACAGTAATTATAATTTTAATATTCAAACAAATCGTCAAAATACTCCCGAATATCTTTACAGTGGTCAAACAGATGATCAAACTGTAAACATGAGTTGGAGCGAAAATCCTTTAATTGCAATTGTTCATGATGATCAAACACCATTTAATTTAACTGGTATTGTTTATAAATTTCAAGTACAAGGCAACTAAGTATATTTATGATTAAAATTCGTAAATTTGATTCCGAAAAAGATTTCGATAGTGTTAATAGCTGGTGTTTAAGTCGCAAAGAAAAGCACTTAAACACCGCTTTAATTCCTCCAACAGCTTATATAGCATCTGAAAATGATATAGACATTCTTTTTATTTCTGTTTATTTTATTCTTGATGTTCCTATAATTATGCTTGATAATTTTATTACAAATCCAAGTGGTAATTATTGGAAAATGAAAAGATGTTGGAAAGTAATGTTTGATTTTATTAAGAATCTAATAACCAATGTAGAAGAATTATCTCATAAAAAATATAGCGTTATTCAATGCACTGCGGATTCTCGCCTTGTTAAAATGATGAATAAAATAGATAAATCTTGGATAATTTTAAACGGAAATTTATCTCCGTGTTTATATAACCTATAAATGATAAATACATTTATGAATTTAAATTTTAAAAAGGAGGACTTTAAAATATGCCAGATTGGGTAATCTATGGTGCTATAGCTGCAAGCGTTATTGCATCTGCTGCTCAAGGTGTTGTTTCGTATCAACAAGCTGGTGAGCAAGCAAAACAAAGTGAATATAATGCAGAAGCAGAAGCAAAAGCATTAAGTCAAGAAGCTAATCGTCAGCAAATGGAATTCGAAGAGAATCGTCGTCGTACAGCATTTGCTCAACGTCGTGCTCGTTCTGAACAACTTTCACAAATAGCTGGTTCTGGTATTTTACCAGGAACTGGAACTGCTCTTGCTCTTGAAGCAGATACTTGGAATCAACAACAACGTGAATTAGCTGATCAAAGCTACATGAATCAACTTACACAACGTCAATTAAATTATCAGGCTGGAACTGCTCTTGAACTTGGTAAACAACAAGCAAGTCAATATCGTGGTCAACGTGCTGGTATAGTTATTGGAACTGTTGGAAATATTGCTGGTAGTATGTCATCATTAGGTGGTGGAGGCGGAGGAGGAACTGCAAAGCCTTCTGAATTAGGTAGTACATCTATGAAAGGTGGTAATGTTGTTTCAGCAAGACCTTCTGGTGTATAATAAATTTTATAAATACTAAAAATGGCAACAATTTCATTATACAACAGACCAGAACTTTTACGCAGTGGTAATCAAACATTGCGTCCTGCACAATTTCAATTAGCTGACTCTGGTTTAGCAAGTGGCTTAGGTCAAATTGCTAAAATATCAGCTAATATTGCTTCTGATTTAAATCAAAAAGCACAAAAAGCAGAAGATTCAACAACATTAATAAATCTTGATCGTGATTTAACAGAAACCAATTTAACTTTGAGTAAATGGCAAATGGAAAATTCTAATAACGGTCAAATCATGAAAGATGGTTCAAGTTTATGGGAAACTAAAACTCGCGAAACTTATGATAATCTTATGAGTCGTTATAATGATATTAACATGACACCTGAAACTCGTCAACGTGTTAATACAATTATTAATCATCATGCTGGAAATGCTATTACATCATCATGGGCAGGTGGTATTAAACAAATTGGTAATAATTTTGACTCTGAGTTTAATACATCATTAACTAATATAGAACAAAATGGTGATGGCACTATTGCACGTTTAAGTGTTGATACTGCACGTTCTGGTGGTGTAATAAATGATTCACAAAGTAATGCTCGTCTTCAAGCAATTAAACTTGCAGAAAACCGTTTTAAATTAAATTCTATTAATACACAAGCAAAAACATTAATCGAAACTGCTGCATTTGATCCAAATAATTATGACAAAGCAAAAGGTTTATATAAAACTGCATTTGAATCTAATTTAATTACAAAAGATGAATATAATGCTCAAGTTTCTAATATTGATTACAAATTTCAATATAATGATAAATTAAGTAAATTTAATGTTGATTTAGAAAAAGATCCTGTTTCTGCTAACAATGCTTTAAATAGAACAACAGTAAGTCAAGAAACTGGAACAAATTATTTAGATTTTATTAAAAATGTAGAAGGTTTTACTCCTACATCAACTTGGGATTATGCTCAGTTTTCTGTTGGTTATGGAACTCGCGGAAAAGAAGGTGAAACTTTAACAAAAGAACAAGCAGATATACGTTTAAGAGAAGAATTAAAAACTCATGAAAAACGTGTTGATGAATTAGCAAAACAATCTAATTTAACTTTAAATCCTAATCAACGTGCTGCATTAATTTCATACGATTTTAATACAGGAAGAGTTGAAGGAGTATTTAAACGTGCAAATGGTAATCCATCTAATATTGGTTCTGCTATTCGTAGTGGTATTAAAACTGCTGATGGAAAAGAATTAAAAGGATTAGTAAATCGTCGTAATGCAGAAGCAGATTTAGCAGATTCAGGTGTAACTACTGGAATTTCTAGAGGTGAATATGCTTGGATGAGTCCTGTTGATTATGAAAAAGCTAAAATAGCTTCTGGTGCTGCTGTTGCTAAAAAAGCATCTGACTCGTTTAACACTCTTAAAAATTCTATTGATTTAAATCAAGTTCTTCCTGATGCATTTGCAGTAGGAACAAACGCAGTTCCACTTTCAAAAGCATTAGAAAACCCAAACTATAGTGCATTAAATTCTTCTGATAATGAAGATATTAAGCTTATGAAAAAAGCTTTATTAGCATATGGTGATAATAAAGCTAATAAATTAATGACTAATAATACTATGGTTTATGAAGAAATGATTGGTCGTATTTCAGCTTATGATCCATCTAAAGATCCAAATGGTTTAAAATATGTTGCTATTAGTAGCATGATTTCATCTGGTTTTGTAGATGCTCCACAAAAACAATTACAAGAACGTCTTGATAAACAAAAAGAAACAGGAGTTGATTATCAATTTAATAAAGTTGGTTCTGATGCAATTAATGCATTAAATAAACGTGCATTTGATGAACAAGTGTTTGGTGAATTCCGTAAAGTTAATCTTGTAGAAGTTCAAGACGAAGATCGTAAGATTTATCCAGAAGATATTAAAGCAAATACTCTTTTTATGCTTCCTGATCCTAATAATCCAAATGCAACAGTTCGTCGTGTTCCAACACAAGCTGATATTGATGCAGGTGTTAGAACAGGAACAAAACGTTTTGTAATTCCTGTAAAATCAAATTCAGTATCATTTTTAAAATATACAGGTGAAGATTCTGCACCTAAATTAATTGAACTTAAAAAAGATGAATGGGAAAAAGTTGGTGTCACACCAGTTTATGATGAAGATCTTAATGCTAAATCAATTATTACTGATAAAGTAAAAAATATTCGTGAAATTATTGAAAAAGAAGTTCGTGAAGGAAAAATTAAGAATAGTGAAGATGCAATTAAACGTATGAATGCATTAACAAGTGGATTAGTTAACATTCCATCTCCTGTTAATATGTCATCTGCAACTGTTTCACCTCCAACTACTTCTACAACAATTCAATCTCCAAGAGCTGCAAAAAATAAATTAGAGTTAGCAAGAGACAGATTACGATTAGCAAAATAAATTATAAATATATTGTTCTGATATAAATACAATTATGATTATATCAGAAGATGATTATCTATTATTCGCAGACGCCGTAAACGATCCAAATGCAACACCAGAAGACATTGTTGCATTTGGACAGAAAATGAAAGATTACGAGACTCAACAAAAGTCTTTTAATCTTACATTAACTCCTAAACTTGATAAACTTATCATGCAGGAAGATGAACGTACAACTATGAAAATCAACGATTTATATAGTGGCGTTGATAATGTTCCAATTCCAGATAATCTTAAAAGTGTTTTTAGTGACTCAGAAAGTCGTGCTCGTTATGCAAATCAATCATATTTAAAATACAAATATAATAAAGAATTTGATAGTACCGAATATGATCTTTATAAAGCAGATTATGCTAATAAAAATCTTAATTCTCTTCAACCAACTTCTGAAACAGATTTTTATAATTCTATTAAAAGTGGAGTTGATGCTGAAAATTCAGCAAAGAAACGTCTTCAAACTAACTTTAAAAAAGCAGTAGAAACTTTTGTAAGTGGTGAACAATTATCTGATGCAAGATCACGCCTTAGTAAAGAAATGCCATATGATTTTGATTCTAATATTTTTGATAATAGCTATAATACACTTTCTAATACAATTAAATCTTATAAGCCACAAATTTATAATTTTGTTGATTCATATGAACGTAAATTAAAAGGTGAAAGTAAACCAGAAGATGAAACAACTATTTCTGATTTTACAGCTAAATTAAATGAAATGCCTGATGAACATCGTCAGCTTTCACTCATTTTTCTTCGTAATCAAGCAAAAGAAAGAGGATTAAATACGCTTGAAACTCGTAATGTATTTTCTGGTCTTGCTGATGACTTTTCTAAATCATTTACTAGAATCTATGGTGAAGGTTTTATTGGTCGTGGCACATCTGAAGTTGAAAAGATTTATTCAAGAATAAACAGTTCTGGTAAAACAAAAACAGCAATTCCAGCTATTGATTCTTTTGAAGCTGCAAAGCAATATGTAGAAGAACAAACATTTCAAGGTCTTCGTCAAAATCAAGCAACAGGCGGTGAAGCAATGGGTGTAGGCACTGGTATTGCAAAAGAAATTGAAGGCGCAGTTGAACGTGAACTTTCACCTGATGAAAGTCTTTATATTCGTCAAGCACTTAAAGAAAGTCGTAAAGCTGTAACAATTGATCGTGAAATTCGTAACATCGGAAGTGTTCTTGATCCTGTTGCTGATAATTGGGCTGGATTAATGGCAGGCACTCTTGGTAGTTCTGCTGCTATAATGCTTCCTATAGCCTTTTCTGGCCCAGGAGGAGCCACTCTTGCAACAGAGATGTATCGTGGCATGGAATATAACAATCTTATGTCCAAATACCCAGAAATGGACCCTAATTCTGCTGATAGTATTGCTCTTGTTTCTGGTGCAGTTCAAGGTGCATTAGACTTTGCAGAAGTTGGATTGTTAAAAAATCTTGGTGGTAAACTTGCTAAAAAGTTTGCTCCTGGCATGGCTGGTGCAACTGTTGAAGGTGTTTATATTGGTGATTCTATTCTTGCTGATATGGGATTAACATATGCGTTTGAAAACGTTATTGAAGGTGTTCAAGATTTTACAACTCCTGTTGTTCAAGAAGTATTCTCAAGATTTGATAAAGCTGTTCCAGAAGTTAATTTTGGTGAAGAATTAAAAGAATGGATTTCTACACGTCCAGATGTTGCTATTGGTATGATTCCATTAACCATTTTTGGTGGTGCTGCATCTGCTGGTGCTAAACTTTATAGTAATTCTCGTCTTCTTAAAGAAGCAAGTGACATTGAAAGATTAACTGACGCAGGAATTGTTGAAAGTGATCGCTTAACTCTTTCTAAAATGGTTGAAGATCGTGATGTAGAAGGTATTAGAAACTTTTTACCTGAAGCATGGAGTCGTCGTGACACTAGTGTTATAGAAAGTCGTGTAGCAGAAAAAATGAACAATCGTTTACTTTCTTTAAATGCTGCTGCAAGTCTTAATGCTGCAATAGAAGCTGGTGCAATTCCAAACTTTTCTGTAACTGAAAATGGTCAATATCTTGTAGAAGGTGTAGAAAATCCATTTAATACACGCGAAGAAGTAATGGGATATATTTCTGGTAGAATTTCTGAAATTAATTCAGTAAAATCTGAAATTATTACAGAAGGTGTTCGTAATATTGAACAAACAACAACAGATTTAAATATTTCTTCTGATCCAATTCAACTTGACGCTGAAAATAATACACTTTCTAAATTAAATGGTTTACCTGAGAATAAAGTTAATGAAATTAATAACGCATTTGGTGATAAAGTGCAACAAGATCGTTTATTCAAAAAGGTTGTAAGTGATATTTTCAGTGGTAAACAAACTGCTGAAACTGCTCTTAAAGAGTATATAGACGGTGTTTATAACAATCTACCAAGCAGCACAAAAGATTCATTAGGAGTTGACGAAACTTCTGGTAAACAAGCTCTTTATGATCTTGTTACAATGAAAAAAGATAAAGTTGAAGTGTTTACTGATAAAAAAATAGAAGATTTAAATATAAAAGAAATTGAATCTTTATATCAAAATAAATCATTCTCTAAATATTCAATACAAAATTTAGAGAATATTCAAAATACATTAATTAATTCGGCACGTATAATTCCTGCTGGTGATCAAATATCAGAATCACAACAAGATATATTGGATACAACAGCACGCGATATAGAAAAAAGACAAAAATTAAAACCAAATAGTATTGAAATAATTAGTGGTTTATTAAGTCATAAATCTGGTTCGGATAGAAATATAATTGAAACGATTAATTCGTTTAACGATTTTGTTAGTGAATTTTCTAAACAATATAAAGTTAATGTTTTATTTTATGAACAAAATGGAGGAACACAAGCTTTTGCTGGTTTTTATGATCCAAACACACGAACTATATTTATAAATCGTCAATCTAGTTTTCCATTTATGGTTTTATATGGCCATGAATTTAGTCATTCTTTACAATATACAAATCCTAAATTATATAAAGATGTTTCTTCTTTCCTATTTAGAATAATTGAAATTAAAAATCCTGACTTTTTATTAAATGCGATA